CATGCATATAGATTTGAACATTTCGCTGAATAAGAGGGAGGTCCTTATGGCTACAAGTTCTTATAGCCCTACCAATAATTTGCTCAATTCTATTTATATTATACCAAGGCTCTAAAATATGTATTTGTCTAATATATTTAAAATCTAATCCTTCACTTCCTGCGGCAGATAAGAGTATCACTTTGACAATTTCACCATTAATATTATTTGTATCGGTACAAGCTTTTAAATCGCCTACTATATCAGGAGAAATATTGCTGTTTCCACTGATAATAACATATTTTGCACCTCTGAAACGCTGTCCTTCTACTAATTCCGACTTTTTTTTATAAGTATTTACATCTAATTCCTCACTTGGTGGAATAGAAAATAAAGATTTATTTGCTCCATAGCGAGTAAATCCAGCTGTTTCTAATGCTAGAGCTATAGGTATTAGACCTGAGTCAATAAATTGTGAATATATAATTAATGGACCTTGTGAATTAAATAGAGCATCCAATATTGATTTAATCTTTGAACTGTATTTTCCTATAATCTTATAATCAAAAATATTAGTCGGTATTGTTTTGTTTAATTCACTTTTAAATTTATATCCAAATCTAGATTTTGGTGCTTGGGTTTCCTCATAGCTCATTATATTATTTATTCCAATTTTTCCAACAATATCTCTAATATTAATAAGTCCGTTTATTTCTTCAAGATCTATATTTGTAATAACATCTTGAATATTTTTATATAAGTCCATTTTTTCATTAAAATAAGTCTCTAATTTACTATTAGGAAACACCATATTTAGAGCTTCTAATGGTTTTTGTAATAATGTGTAACCAAATGTTTCCATAGCATTAATCTTATCTTCGTCGAATTTAGATATATTATTTTTAAGAATAATATTATATACAAACTCTTGATAAGGTGATACTTGATTTACGTATATATCAAATAGTTCTATTTTTTCGCTTAAGCTGTTAGCATTAATTTTTAATTCAGGATATTTATTATTAAATATACTTTTAGAGTCTGAAAAATTATTTGGCAAAATTCTAAATGGAAAACTTAATGGATTATCGCCTTTAACATAGCTAACATAACCATTTATTTTTCTCTTAAACAATTCAAGACCAACTTGTTCACCTTTACTATTTACAACAAAACTTCCGTCTCCATTAAATACATCTTTAAGCTCTATTTTTGACCTATTATCATTTATATTTAATATATTTACTAAAAAAATAATTTCTTTGAAGTCATTAAACATAGGTGTTGCCGACATAAATATTAACTTTAAATTGCTAACATTTTTAACTAAATTCATTAGCTCATTAGACACTAATTTATTGCTGTTATCTTTAGACTGACGAATATTATGTATTTCATCAATTATAATTAATCTATTATTGAAATATTTTTGCAATTTCTTTTTGATCAACGTTTTTCGTTTACTATTATTTGGATCATTATCTAATAATTGATTTGTTATATTAGATTTTTTCATTATTAAATTACCAAACTGTGTATAACCCATAAATAAATAATAATTTGATATAATGTTCTTCACTATTTTTATCACTTTTTCACGCGATAAATCTTTTTGCATAACATTTATTTCATTTAATATATTTTGACCCGCGCAATTATTAATAGTCCAATATCCATTAACTAATTCTAATTTAGTTTCGTCAAATAATTGTAAATAAAAGTTTTCTTGGACATTTGGAGAGGCTACAATAATAATTCTATCATTATATCCCATATATTGTAAATACTTTCGGGTCTCTTCAGCTACTCCTATTGCAGAGCATGTTTTTCCTGTTCCTAAACCGTGAAATAATAATAATCCATTGTATGGTGTATGTATTGATAAAAAGTTTTTTATAAATTTTTGATATGGTGCTAATTCAAAATCTTTATTACATATTTCATTTGCTTGCTTTTCAAAATCTTTATCAATATTTATTTTTATTTTATTTTCCATAAGCTCTTTATTTTGTGATATTTTAATATTAAAATATTCATCATCATGATGTGGATATAAATATTTATAATTTTTATTTAAAGGATTTTTTAAATCTTTGGCATTTAATAACTCTAAAGCATTTAAATAATATTTTAAATCTGTTTTAGTGTTTACGTTACTTTCTAGGCCTTCTAACTCGGATTTATCTATATCTATTTTATTTATATTCTCTCTAAACATTGAGGCCAAATATAAATTATTCTTTTCTTTTGTTTCGGTTGGTTTTATACTTGAAACAATATTTTTTTCATCATCTGATACGCTTTCTTCTTCAGGACTTTCTTCCTCTACTTCAGGACTTTCTTCTTCTTTGGGACTTTCCTCTTCTTCAGAAGTTTCTTCTTCTTTTGGACTTTCTTCTTCTTTTGGAATTTCTATTTTGTTTATTTTTTTTCCTTCTCCTAATTCTTGTAACTCTTCTTTTGGTTCCTCTTGTAATACTGGTGTATCTTGTAATACTGGTGTATCTTCTATTTCCATTGCTTCCTCCTCTGTTTCTTCCTCCTCTTCTCCACCTTCTTCTTCTTCTTCTTCCTCTTCCTCTTCTTCCTCTTCTTCCTCCTCCTCTGTTTCTTCCTCCTCTTCCTCTGTTTCTTCTGCTTCTTCTGCTTCTTTTTCTTCTTCCTCTTCCTCTTCCTCTTCTTCTTCTTCTTCTTCTCCTTCTTCCTCCTCTTCTTCTTCATCTTCTTTTTCTTCTTCTTCTTCTTCCTCTTCTTCTTCTTCTTCTTCTCCTTCTTCCTCCTCTTCTTCTTCATCTTCTTTTTCTTCTTCTTCTTCTGGTTCCTCCTCTTCCTCTTCTTCTTCCGCTTCTGGTTCTTCCTCTTCTTCCGCTTCTGGTTCCTCTTCCTCTTCCGCTTCCACTTCTGGTTCCTCTTCTTCTTCCGCTTCTGGTTCTTCTACTTCCTCTTCTTCTACTTCTGCTTCCACTTCTGGTTCTTCTTCTACATCTTCATTTAATTTTGATTTTTGCGGAGTTAATCTATCCATTACTATATATTAAATATATAGTTTATAAGTTTTTAATAAATTATTTAAATAATTTATTATATTTTTTTTTTCATAATTATATTCTCTTAGATAATTAGATACATTATCTATAGAAACCCATTTAATTTCAGTAATTTCATAAATTTGATAATTATTTTTAGGAATATAATTGTTGTTAATTATACCGATAAAGTATTTATGTTTATATGATTTATAATTAGAACCACTAAATATTTCTTCATAAGGAACAATATTATTAATAATAGCAATATCTTTTTTTTCATATCCGGTTTCTTCTTCAAATTCTCTAATAGCACAAACAATATCTTTTTCCTGATAGTTGCGACGCCCTTTTGGAAACCCCCATTCAGGTTCAATATATTTTTTATCACATAATTTTATCAAACTTTCTAAATCATAACTTTCAAAAATATTTGAATATCCATTTTTTAAATTGATAAATTTAGTTCTTGACGTTTTTTCTTCATTTTTATAAGAATTATTAGTGTTATAATTCCATAAATATTGCCATATAGTATCAAATTCATTGTGTAATATAAATTGTCTTTCATTTATTGTCATATTATTTAATAAATTTGTTATATAATTTTTATCTTCTATTGAATATTTTCCACGCATAAAATCAACAAACGATAATGTGTCTTTACGTTTTATTATGAAAATCTCAACATTATTTTTTAATTTATTTGTAATAGGATCTAATGTTTTTGTAATTCTTATAGGAATAATACCAATACTTGTTATTGGAACTTTGCATTGATGAAATAAATGACCAAGCTTACCGCAATTATTGCAAAAAATAAATTTTTTTGTATTCATTATAGATTTATAGATTGTTAATTATATTGTAATTATGTTTTTATATATTATTTTTATTTTAGTAACACTTGAAAGTTATAATAGATTATAATAGTTATAATAAAATCTGTTATATAATAAAAATATTATGACTAATAATAGTGTATTCAACCCTATTATTTGGGGTCCTCATTATTGGTTTGTATTATATACAATTGCTTTGTCATATCCATTAAATGTAAATGAGAGCACAAAAAAAAAATATTATGACTTTATAACAAACTTGCCATTATTTATACCAGTTCCTGATATAGGAAATGTATTTAGTAAATTTTTAGACGCATATCCTGTAACCCCTTATTTAGACTCAAGAGAATCGTTTATAAAATGGATTCATTTTATACATAATAAAATAAATAGCTATTTAGGTAAACCCGAAGTATCATATTATGATGCTTTAAATAACTATTATGAAAACTATAAATTAAAAGAAGTTAAAAAGAACGAAGAAAAGAAGAATAGGCATAAATATATTTTTGGAAGTTTATTAATACTTATATTATTCCTAATAATATATTTATATATTAAATAATACTATGAAACTTGAATTGCTTATTGTATTTATAACTTTTTTTGTATTACTTAATACATATTTTGAAGGTAAATTAATTAGTAAACTAAAGAAATATGAAAAATATTATAAGATGGTTTTTTTCGCTTTTATTGGACTATGTATTTATTTATATATTAAAAAAAATCCGAATAATTATAAAGATTTTGTATTAAACTCAAATAGTTATATAAAATATTTACCTATTGATAGAAATACTGCGAGTATTATTACTCCTATTATTGATTTCACATCAAGCTCTATATCTAAAGAATTAAATAATAACTATAATATATATAATAATCCAAATATTCAAAAATCTGTAACTTTTTCAAATCCTTCAAATAACAACCATAATTTATCAAAACAACAACAAAAGATTTTATATTCTGGAAATACTTCTACAAAACGAAGTGTAAGTGAAACAAAAAAGAAATTTGTAGCAGCATCTCAAAATTGGCATTGTAAACAATGTAAAAAACAATTACCTGCTTGGTTTGAAGTAGACCATGTTATAAAACTAGAATATGGTGGTTCAAATAATATAGATAATTTGGAAGCATTATGCAGAGATTGTCATGGTAGAAAAACAGCTTGCGAAAATTTATAACTTTACTGGTCGCTATATATTCAATAATATTATATTGTTCTATAATATTATATTGTTGTATAATATTATATTATGTCAGATAATAGTAATTATACTACACAATTTAAAGATTTTGTAAATAAGAGTGGTGCTAAATTACCATATTTTTATAAATATTTTAGCACTATTCTTATAAGAATATTAGACAAAATTGTTAATGGTTTTACTATAAAAGAAAAAGGAGTTCCTGTAGAACATAAATATTATAGATATTTTATAAGCATAGTACTTATATTAATATTATGTTTATTTTATTATTTAAATGAGAAACAAAATCTATTTGCTATTAAAAATACAAAATATGAAATATTATTTGCATTAATGTTAATAGCATTTAGTATTTATTGTTTTCTTTTTTTTGTTTATAGAAATAATACTTCTTGGGATAAGGATAAATCAGAAATAAGCGATACAGGCAAAAAGCTAGAAATAAGCGATACAGGCAAAAAGCTAGATGAAGAATATGATACTGAATTGGAATATTCTAATATATATAATTTAAGAAAGCTTATAAATCCAGACACTGGTCCAGGAACTAGTCCAGACACTAGTTCAGCTGTAAAAGCAGAAAGCAAAGGAGATGATACATCTACTGTAAATAAAAAAATATTAAAAAATACATTATCAAAACCTTTATTTAATATGATGAAATATCTTTTTTATTTATTGTTAATAATTCTAATACCATTATTTGTAATAAACTATACTTTATATTTACATAAAAATAATGACAATGTCTTTAACATTACAAAAAATATAGTGGGGTTATTAATAATTTTAATAGTATTAGCAATAATAGCTAAATTATTTTCTATAAAAACTTCATCCGAATCAAATTATTGTGATATACCAGTAGTAAAAGGTAAAAAACCTGAATATACAGATCTAATAACAAACTATGCCAAATATTTTTTATGTATATTTAAAAACTTTATATTTTTTATTCCTTGTTTATTAGTTATTTTAGTAGATGAAATAAATAAAGATATAAGGTTAACACCCTCTCCTGTTTATATATTATTTTTCTTGTTATTATTATTAGTGCTATTGCTATTTTTATTACCTGTTATATTCAAATATATAAGAACATTTAATAAGAGTGATATTTTACAAGGAGAAGGACCTTTTTATTTAAATAAAGAGAAACATTTAGGAAAATATCAGAACTTAAATACACATTTAAGTAAAAGTATAACACTACCTAATATAACTAGGGAAGAAACTAGTAAACCAAGCGAAGATAAATTAGACAAAATAATGAGTGCTTTTAATATGAATAAAGAACAATTAACAAGCACACTTAATAGAGGTATTGAAACTGTTAATGCTAATACTTCACTAAATAGTAGTATAGATACATTATA